GCATGCCATAAAATACTACGCCCCGTAAGTGCGCTAATACCAAATATGATACAGTCTTCAACTTCGCCATGGTGTTTTTTAAGATCATAGAGATATTCTCTTCTAATTTGTGCATATTCTACTGGTATGTTTGCGTTTAAGTAAGCCATAGTTAATCATAAATATCACCCCAAGTATCCCCATGTTCGTAATCTACTTTGTTGGGAACCTCAAGAGTAACAGCATTTTCCATTATCTCAATAACCTTATTTGCTTGTTTATCATCTTTTATAGAAAGATCCAACTCATCATGTATTTGTATGTGCGGTATAATTCCTTCTTTATAAAGTTCCAACATCGCTTTCTTGGTCATGTCCGCAGCGGACCCTTGAATTAATTTGTTGAGTGCCTTGTATGTGTAAGCTCTCCTGATCCCCGGTCCGTGTTCCCTGAGTGCATCTTCGTGTGGTAATGCTTTATGCATACCGAATTGATTAGGCTCCCATAAATGAAACCTACATAATCTACCTAATAAAGTTCTTATTTGACCACGGTCCTGCGCACGATTAGATGCTCTTTCCATAAGTTGTTTAACAAAGGGTACTCGACCATGATAAGTATTAAATAGTTCGGCAGCCTTCTCTTTTGTTACACCTAACTCAGCTTGTAGTTTAGCTTTACCCATTCCATAGAAAAGACCCAAATTGATCGTCTTGGCCTGTGTTCTAGGGATCTTTGCCATGTCAGCTACAGTTTGATGAAAGTCTGAGTCTTTGTTGTTATGATAGGCATCAACAACATTATACACTGATGGTAGTTTATACAGTGACGCATAATGTACAAC